AAGCGAAAGATGTACTGGAATGGAATCGGCGGTTGAGGAAATTGCACAAATGAGAAGTATACCGGTTGTTTGAGCTGGCGGGAAAAGTAAATGGTTCGTTGGAAAGCAAGTCTAAACATTTGTGGAGTAAGTACTATGATGAACCCTTTGGGAAATTCCCACGCCTATTTCTACGTATTATCCGCCACCGAAGCGGAAAAGCTCTATGCTATTGCTTTCAGCCTGAAGCTGCGAGCGACAAAGCCCGACAAAGCGGGGAAACTAATCACTGATATCCTGGACAATACCCAGGAATTTAACGGCCACGAACTGTTTTTTACGCAATAGGGTGCGGAGCCGATCCGTATTCTTCTTATACCGATTGGCAGTATCGTTGATTAGCTTGACTAGTAAGTATTGACAGAATTTCGTCTGACCAACGATAGCCGGGTGGCGCCCGGTGAAAATAGCAAGATTGGTCCCTTGCAACAAAGCTGCAACGCCTACGCTAAGAGGCCGGATTGCGCGGTCCGTTAGTTGAGTCACGGGGGAGCTTATCGTTATGATCCCGCCTCGACACGCGCCTTATTTTGGAGGTGACCATGAGCACCCGCTCTTGTACGAATTGCGGTAAGCATGGATCTAGCTGGTGGACGTTGAGAGTGCGCCAAACGCATTTCACAGATGTTGAAAGACGACCCGTACTTCACTAGAGATTAGAAATTCGAATGAAAGAAAATCACGGGTATAGGCAAGTCTGGCAGCCCTCGGACTGATCCTCCGATGACGCGGGTTCGAATCCCGCTGCCCGTGGCCAATTCTATGCATAAGTCTAGTCAAAAACGTCAGAAAAACGTTCATTTTTTGTTGATCAAATGACTGTTTTTTAATAGAATACTTCGTAAGCCGCGTACATAAAGGTACGAGTCATGGATAAACCCATACGGTGGTTCACGCCGCCTACCCTCGAAGACGGTTCTGTACCGTCGATCAAGACTGTCAGCCTCAGTCGTTTGCAGCTGTTCGAGCAATGCCCGAGGCGCGCAGCCCTAAGTGCGATCTATAAGGTCCCCGAGCCTGACCGCCCTGGCGAATCGCCACTAGATCGTGGTTCTCGCTTGCATAAAAGCATCGAGGATTACATCCAAGGTGTGACCGACGAACTTGATCCTGAGGTCAAGCATCATCGCGATACGTTCATTGAAGATTTCCGTAAATGGCACGTCGATACGCCGGCGCAGGTTGAGATTGAAGAGCGTTGGAATTTCACCGATGACTGGCAGACGTGCGGTGATCGCGAATGGGACAAGATCTGGTTCATCGTCAAGCTCGACGCACTCTACCACAAGAGCGAAGACGAGGCGGTTTTCGTCGATTGGAAATCTGGAAAGAAGAATGGTAACGAAGTTAAACACGCCGACCAGCTGCTGACCTACGCTATTGCCACGTTCTTCCGTTATCCGGACGTCGAGAGCGTCGTCTCTCGCATGATTTACATTGACGCCAACGAGACCTCTGAGCTGGAAATAGACCGCCAACACGCGATGCGCTTCTTTCCACGTCTCAACAACCGTTTACTGGCTGTAACCGGCGCACAAGAGTTTCCCCCGAAGCCCTCACTCTCCCACTGTCGTTTCTGCCCCTATAAAACAGGTCAGATCGTAAAGGGTGTCGACGGCACCGCCCACTGCGACCTTAACCCTAATTGAGCGGCTCTAATGCTAGACGTCAAATTGTTATCTGATAACGCCATCGTTCCTAAACGCGGCACTCTACTGTCCGCCGGACTAGACCTGGTTATCTCTGAAGGCGGTTGGATCTACCCAGGCTCCCCCGTTGTACTTTCCACCGACGTCGCAATTCGGCTACCTGCTAATACCGTAGGGTTGATCAAAGAGCGCTCTTCGTTCGCAAAGATCGGTATTACTGTTAGCGCCGGCGTTATTGATGAGGACTACCGTGGGCCTATCAAACTGGTTGTAAACAACAACACACAAGAAGCCCATGTGTTGAGCGCCGGTGCCCGCATCGCACAGCTGTTGATCGTCCCTATTGAGTACCACACCGTCCGTGTTGTCGAGACACTCGGCGATACAGCCCGGGGTGATAAGGGCTTCGGCTCCACTGGAGTGTGATACATGCCACGACCGCGAGTAAACAGTCGTACTGGTTCAGAACCCTACGAGTGTTTACTCGTAGGACCTTACTATTTTTTGCCGTGGGAGACGGTTGTCGCCCCCTGCGCCCTTGGCGCGACGCGCGTAGACCGACACCACTGGCGTTCGCCCGGCGGGCAGAAAGTCAGTGCTGAGCAGATTTACGCCTGGGCTGAACGTCGAGGTTATGAAGTGCGACGTCACTATCACGTACCCCGCCTTATAGACGAGGCCGAAGAGGCCGACATTGATAGGATTTTATACGAATGAATACCCCCGGTGGCTCAACACCTCACCAATACGCCCTTCCACCTCACTGCACCGAATTGCAGGATCTGATTGAACACCGGGAGATGAATTTCGCGCTCGGTAATATATTCAAAGCCGCTTATCGCATGGGTACATGCAGTCACTCCGACGCCACGCGTGATTTGAATAAGATCATCTGGTTCGCCAATCGCGAATTGCAACGTTTGGAGGCCAAAGAGGACGCACTCAATATGCTTCAACGTCGCGTGAGTATGGCAGAGCCCGGCGAGTTTCATGATTGAGTGACACATCATGCGGTCCGTTCTGCTGCTGCTGTTTGCACCGCTGCTACTCGGCGTTCTCCTTGTTTTAATCATCGCGGCGCTACACTGGTTGCTGCCGTAGGGGGGTGTTATGCCCGTTCAATACGTCTGGTGCTATCAGCCCACGGATGATCGGCGCGAACGTCCCTGGTTAGCTAAGGTTTTAGCTATTTACCCATCCCATTTCATTGTTTGCGGCTATCGCCACAAGGAGGAGCTCCGTGTCAACGCTGGTGGCTGCTCAAAACTCTTTGGATACCGCCAAAGAGCGACTCACTATCGAGCTATCCCAGGGGATACCGAAGCGCTGGGCGCACCAGCAACAAACGCTTGAGTTCTCTCGTGATAACGCGGTGGTATTCGATACGTCGGACCCCGGCACTGGTAAAACCCGTGGCCACTTGGACGTCTTTGCGGAGCGTTTGTCAGCCGGTATTAGCGAGAAGCTGCTTGTTGTTTGCCCTAAATCGTTGATGCTGCCCGCTTGGGTGGCTGACGTTCGTAAGTTCACACCTACCCTACCTGTTTCACCGGCGTTTGCTGAAAACCGCGCTGACGCCTTCGAAGAGGACGTGCCGATCTATCTGATCAACACCGACGGTGTGAAATGGCTAAACAAGCAGACCCCCGGTTGGTGGAAACGGCATTTTCCTGCTAACGCTTCGCTCGTCATCGACGAGAGTACGGCCTTCAAACACCACACATCACAGCGTTCTCGCGCCGCCAAAAGTGTGAGCAAATATTTTAAGTACCGCACAGCGTTGACTGGAACGCCTATTACATCGTCGATCACCAACATTTGGCATCAAGTCATGCTGCTGGATAGAGGCGCGCGACTGGGTACGAGCTTCACCGCCTTTCGCAATAGCACACAAGTCGACGTGCGGCGGGGTCGTTTCACGCAGTGGCGCGATAAAGAGGGTATAGAGGAAGTTGTTTCCTTTATGCTGCGTGATATTACGATACGCCACCAATTTGATGAGGTGATGGATGTACCTGAAAACTACTCCCGAACTCTATCCTTCACCCCGTCTGCGAAGACGCTGGCTGTCTATGAAGAACTTGAAGAAAACGCCTTTCTTGAATTTTCGAAAGGTGACGTATCCGCAGTCAATGCTGCGGTCCTACGCAATAAGTTGCTTCAGGTGGCGTCTGGCGCTGTCTACGGCGAGGGCGGGAAAGTACATGTCCTTGACACTGGTCGCTACGAACTTGTCGCGGACCTGGTGGAAGAGCGTGACGCTTCCGTGGTGTTCTTCAACTGGGCACATCAACGCGATGAGCTCCACAAAGCACTTACCAAACGAGGTTTGAGCCATGAAATTATTGATGGGTCTGTTCCTAACAAAGAAAGAGCGCGAATCGTTGATGCGTTTCAAGCGGGAGATCTCCGCGCTGTTCTCCTCCACCCACAAACCGGAGCCCACGGTCTGACGCTGACGCGTGGGCGCACTACGATCTGGGCCTCTCCGCGGTACGAGCCTGACTTTATGAAGCAGGGTGTACATCGTGTGTATCGCGGGGGCCAGACACACAAGACTGAGAACATAATGATTGCCGCAGAGGGCACCGTCGACGAGCTGGTGTACGAGGCGCTTAGCGCGAAGTACACGCGCATGGTGTCGATGCTCGATCTACTCAAGGAGCGCCGCAATGTCCGTACTTAAAATTCTACAACATCTCTCCACCGCTGCGTTGATTCTTGAAGTGCTACACAGAGGTGTCATCGCACTGATTAACGCCATTCGCCTGCTGTTCTCCGCAGAGTATAGGGCCGAAGTATTCGGCCGTCAGGACGAGCACACTGTCGTTGCGGGGTGACGGTATGGAGATCGTCGATCTGCACGGACGTACGCTACCCGTTTTTTCCTTTGATGCGGAGACGTACTACGAGATGGGGCGTGGCGCAAAGATCACGCTCAGCAAGATGAGCACGACGGAGTACGTGCGAAGCCCGAAGTTCAAAGTGCATGGTGCGTCGGTTCGTATGCCGGGGGATGACAACATCTTTTGGGTCAGCGGCTGCGACCTCAACGACGTGCTGAGCGAGATCGACTGGCCCAACACAGCGCTGCTGTGCCAGAACACCGCGTTTGACGGTTTCATCCTGAGCCAGAAGTACAACCGCGTGCCTGGGTACTACCTCGATACGCTGTCGATGAGCCGCGGCGAGTGGGGTGTAGGCAAGCCGCACAATTTGAGCCAGATTGGTGAGCGGTTGAAGCTGGGCCGTAAGATTGAGGGCGCTCTGGAGAAGACGGCCTGGATCTATAATCTCCCGTGGGCCTTAGAGAAGGCGCTCATACCGTACGCAAACCGCGACGTCGAGTTGATGGACGACATCTTCCGTGCGTTGATTGATCTGAAGTATCCCCGCGAGGAGCTTCACATTATCGATATGACGCTACGTGCGTTTTGTGACCCCAAGCTGCATATCGACGCTGCCTTATGCCTCGAAGAGGCCTCTGAAGAGGCTGCGATTAAGTCAAAGCTGGCCGCACACGCGGGTGCTACCGCCGCACAGCTGTTATCCAATCCGCAGTTCGCACAGCTGCTGGAGGCGCGTGGCGTAACACCTCCCACTAAGACCAGCCCGACAACAGGCGCACGAACATACGCTTTCTCCAAGGCTGACTTGGACTTTCAGAAGTTGGAGCAAGACCCCCGTGTAGCCGATCTAATTTTGGCCCGCAAGCGCGTGAAATCTACGATCAATGAAACACGAGCGCATCGCTTTTTGTCGCACGGGAGACCTACTCTCCCAGTCCCTCTCCAATACTGTGGTGCCCACACGCACCGCTGGTCGGCTTGGGACAAAATCAATATGCAGAATCTACCATCCGGTCGCAACGGGCAGAGCGATCGTCTACGACGAGCTATTATCGCGCCTCCTGGCAAGGTTATCGTCGTAGTTGATAGCTCGCAGATTGAAGCTCGTACGAACGCTTGGGCTGCTGGTGAAGAGTCGTTGTTGCGTACCTTCCGCGAAGGGGGTGATCCCTACGCTGAGACGGCCTCAGAAATCTACGGCTACCCCGTAAACAAACGCGAGCATAAAACTGAGCGCCAACTGGGTAAAGTAGCCGAGCTGATGCTGGGTTACGGTGCGGGTTGGCGTAAGTTTGCCTACACCGTTCGCGCCGGCATGATGGGCCCTCCCATTGACATTACCGACGCCTTAGCCATTAAGGCCGTCAATACCTATCGCACCAAACGCAAAGGCATCCCTGCCCTTTGGGATGATCTTGAAGGTGCCCTTTCACGTATGGAAGACGGGGAGCATTTTGAATTTGGTCCTTGGGAATTTTACGGATCAAATGTACTACTCCCCAACAAGTTGTTTATGCGTTTTGACGGCTTGTACAGCGAACAAGACGACGAAGGGCGCAGACACTTCAGTTACAAAGCCCGCAACGGTGTCACCAACATCTACGGCGGGAAATTTTGTGAAAATTTGATTCAATCTACCGCACGTACCGTCGTGGCCATGCAAGCGTTAGAGCTGGCCAAACGTTATCCAGACGTTGTCTTACTGGTTCACGACGAGGTCGTGTACCTAGCCGACGAGGATGACGCCGATGACGCTCTGCAATTTGGAATCGACTGCCTGCGCGAACCCCCCAGTTTTTGTCCCGATCTCCCGGTTGACGCTGAAGGGGGTTTTGCCCGCAATTACAGCAAATAGTGATGTCGGTACGCTTTCAAAGCCTTCGAAGATGCCCGGCCCCGCCTGGGGTATACCTGCGAAGGACTGTATTACCGGCAGCAAGCTGCGGAGCATTGACGGGACCGCCTGCAGCAAGTGCTACGCATGCAAAGGGCGGTATTTAATACCTAACGTTGCCAAGTCTTACCAACATCGTCTTGACCGTTGGCGCCACAACCCTGATTGGGTTGAGCAGATGGCGATCAAGATTGCCCAGGCTGTTAAAGCCGACGATCCCTATTTTCGTTGGTTTGACAGCGGTGACCTGCAAAGCCGCCGTATGCTGCAGGACATCGTCGATGTGTGCGAGCTGCTGCCTCATGTCAACTTCTGGTTGCCTACCCAAGAGCGGCGCATCGTGCGCATGTTTGGCGCACTACCAGATAACCTGGTAGTGCGTGTCTCCGCTACCCATATTAACGGCTACCGGCCGCATGTGTACGACAACGCCTCTGTGATCCTTCCCAGGATCTATAAGGCGATATGGGCCCTACGCGTCGCCCGAAGTACGAAGACCCGCTACTTTTGCCCCGCGCCCGTGCACGACAGGTACGAGTGCGGAGATTGTCGCGCCTGCTGGGACCCTACCGTTAAAACCGTCGCTTATCTGGAGCGTTGAAACTATGTTTTTCAAAAAGAACGAAACACCTCGCATGGCGCTCGCACGGCGTATCCGCGAGCGTATGCGCGAGAAGCACATTACCGAACCTATGTTGGCAAAGCGCGTGGGAGTAAACCGCACGACGGTCTACAACTGGGCCTCCGGTCGTCGTGTACCCGATGCGGTACATATCCCACAGCTCTGCCGCGCATTGCAATTGCGCTCTTCGCAGTTGGTGGTGTGATCAGATCTTGCTATAATGACCCTCATCACATAAAGGTGATCCAAAATGCCACGTACTAAGAACCCCGCCGTATTGATAAAACGCCTGGCGGTCTTGCGAGACCGCATCAAGAAGAAGAACGCCGAAGCTGATGAGCTCAAAGCCTCTCGCGACGAGGTCGAACTGGAGCTCATCGAGCTGCTCTCCAAGATGGGTATACAGCGCCTGAACAACGGCGCCTACACGGCTAGCCTGGCTACTCGCGTGGTACCCACCGTCACCGATTGGGACGAGTTCTACAAATTTATTAGGCAGGAAGACGCACTCTACATGTTAGAGCGGCGCCCTTCGGCCACGGCTTACCGTGACATGCTCGACGCACGTGCCGGTCAGTCGGTCCCGGGCGTTGAGCCCTACGAAAAGAAGACGATCAGTCTTCGCGCTACTTCTTAACTCATACAGGAGTTATATCATGTCTGAATCCACCGCTATTGCGGAGGCTAAGAACACTGCTGTCGCCAACATTGACGCGCAGCTGTCCGCTATGGCCGACGCGATCAAAAAGAACATCTCTGTCTCCGGCAATTACATCGGCGTCCAGAAGAATGGTCAGTTTCTGCTCCCCTCGGGTGAGCAGCGCGCCGAGCTGGACATGGTGATCGTTGATTATCGCTACCGCAAGCAGTTCTACGACAAACCTTATCGTCAGGGCGAGTTTAGTGAGGCGAAGTGCTTCGCTATCGGCACGACCGACGTCGATCTGGTTCCGAATGACGCCTCCCCGCAGTTGCAGCACCCGTCTTGCAACACCTGTCCGCACAACCAGTTCGGTTCCGCATTGGATGGCGGACGCGGCAAGGCCTGCAGCGATCAGCTGCTGCTCGCCGTTATGTTCCCTGACCTCGGCGAGTCTGAGGAGATCTTCCTCCTGAAGGCTTCCGCGACCGCTGTCAAACAGGTGGCCGGCCACATCTTGAAGATGGTCACTACAGTGGGTCATCCCATTAAGGCCGTTACGCGTTTCACCATCGAGGTGGGCAATTATCAGAAGCTGCAGGCTGCCTATGGCGGTGCCAATCCGGCTTATGTCGAGCACTGGAACAATCTCGCTACCGCCGCGCGCATGCTTGAAGCGGTACCACGCAAGTCAGATGCACCCGCCGGTACCACTACGGCAGTGGACAGCGCCGCGGCGCGTGGGAAGAAGTAATGTCTTCCTCGACAGGTCGCAATCGTAACCTTCGTCGTGAGGCGCGCGAACTTCGTAAGGAGTGGGAGGCGCTGCTTCGTGAGCAGCATGTTGTAAAGCGTGAGCTGGACCGTGTAAAGAAAGATCTCGATGGCGGTAAAGCCTGAAAACGCCTACATCGCTCGTGTGAAGCGCGTGCTTCACGCGGGCGTGTACGCGGAGAAGACTAACAACCCTTACCGGGGCGGCACACCGGATATGTATTACGAAGGTGACCGCGCCGCGCTGTGGGTTGAGTACAAGTGGTATCCCAAGACACCTGACACGATTAACTTGTGCGATACCAAGAGCAAACCGTGCCTGAGTTATCTCCAACAGCAGTGGCTGAGGCGTTCACACGCCAACGGCAGGCGCGTTGCTGTCGTAGTGGGTACTCCCGACGGGGGTATCATACTTCCCGGTCTCAGCTGGTCGGTGCCACAGCCGGTAGTCTCGGGCAATTTACTGCCGCCCAAGGAGGTCGCGCAATGGCTGACACGTCAAACGATGAAAATGAACTCGTAAAAGTTACCGTCGGCGACCAACACTACCAAGTAGCGAGTTCTCTACTAGAACAACTTGTTGAGACATATCCTCACGTCCCCGACGCCGCTTCTGTGCTACTTATCATGTGCCAGTGGGTACTTGGTACACAGATTGATGACGGTGTCCGCGAGTACAACACGCAGGCATTTCTAAGCACTTTACGAGAGATGATCAGCGTCCCTGATTTTCACTGATACGATTCCTCGGGCGATACACTTGTATAGCAAGGAGTTGTATCGCCCCTCCTAGCTCACAAAGGAGCGCACTATGCGAATCGCCAGTATGGACCGCCGCCTGGACGCACATATTCCAGGACAGGTCAACAACGCCATGATCAAGGCCAACGCGAAGGCGTTCCAGGTCTTGAGTAGCAACCTGTACACCAATAAACCGCTCGCCATCATACGTGAGCTGTGTGCCAACGCGCTGGATGCGCATATTGCCGCCGGCAATAGCGCTCCTTTCGACGTTTTTATGCCAACCCGATTGCGTCCGGAGCTACGTATTAAAGACTATGGTACCGGTCTCTCGCACGAGCAGATGCTGGTGCTGTATGTCACCTTTTTCGGCTCGGACAAGAACAACTCCAACGATTTGATTGGCGGCCTCGGGCTTGGTAGTAAGACGCCACTCAGCTACGTCGATGCGTTCACCGTTATTACTCGGTACAACGGCACACGAGGTACGTACACCATCTTCAAAGATACGGATGGCATGCCGAAGATTACGCTCGTTGAGGAGGTACACTCCGACGATCCTAACGGCCTGGAAGTTATTGTACCCGTGAAAGGGAGCGATTACTCGGCGTTCAATGAGGCTGCGGCCCACGCATTGCGGTATTTTGAGAGCCACACTTTTGTTTTGCGCGGGTGCGACACCCCTATTCGACATCCGCAGTACGACATGCGCACCGAGAAGTTCGGCGTCCGGCGTGACGATAACTGGGGGCCGCAAGTCGTTATGGGCGCACTGGCCTATCCCATAGCCTGGAGTGCGTTGCCCGCTGAGGTGGTCTCGACGCTCGGCGTACTTCGCACATCGGCTCGCCACTTTGATCTTTTTGTGGACATCGGCGAGATCGACATTCAAGCGTCACGCGAGGCGCTGTCCTACGACAGACGCTCCATCGAAGTGCTTGTTCGCAAGTTGAAGGAGCTACACGGCAGCTACCTGCAAGAGATGGAGCAGGCCATTCGCGCAGAACCCACACTGCTTCGTCGCGCACAAAAGGCCGCCAAACTGCGCCGCGATTGGAAGACTAACGACTTTGAGCGTTATATTAACGACGCAACCTGCGAAATCCGCTCCGACGAAACCTATGGGGTACCTATAGACTGGCAGACGCGTAACCCCAACTACCACTACCCTAACGTTTTCTCTGCTGAGGCGATCTCCGGCACACCTCTTTTTATTTACTTGGACGAGGCTGCAGGACGTTCTCCGCCTATACGTAAGTTTCTACGTGATAACAAAGAATGGCTGAAAGGTAAGTCTATCCGCGTCGTTGGTAACCCCAAATTACGGCAAAAGCTCGAGCGCATTTGCGGTCCCCACAACTGGGTCAACTTCAGCGATGTTTACATAGCAACAAAACCGCAGCGCAAAAAAGGCGCACAGCCGCGGCGAAAAATTGGCGGGGCGCTACTAACGCTTACGAAGCATTCAGTCTTCGGCGTTACTGCACGCTCTCGTTACTACTGGCGTGATCGCACCGTCGCGGATGTCAACGAACTCAATCCCGCGAAGGCGGCGTATGTGCATGTTGAGAACTACGGCATCTCCGATTCTATTAAGTGTGAAGCCTATACCGCGGCCTACCAACTAGGTTTGCTCGATGATTTGGAAATCATTGGCATACCCCGTGCTGAAAAGCACATGGATGAGCCGGTCGCGCGGCGACTCGATCATCTGTCGCTTGCTTTGTACAAGCGCATTTACAACGCCTATCGCGATCCGAAGTTCGTCGCGAGAATGAAAATCGCACACCTGCAGTCGGAAATTCTCCCTGCGCATTATGAGACGCCGTTTCGAAGGAACCGCCTCTTTTTCGAGAGACTTGCGGTTCACTTCCCCGATTCGCTGCTCATCGCTGTACATGAGGCGTTTAAGGAATTACCGCTTCCGGGCGGGTCCTACGAGAAGTACCGCACCTTGTTCGGACAGTACCCACAGACGTTCAAAGTGCTGCATCGTGCTGACACTAACGACTACCCCTTCTTCGCGCTACTTACTCTAGCGAAGCAGAAGTACCCCATGTTTGCACACATGTTGGAGGCAGAGAGACATAGCTTCTCCTGTGACGCAGACACCTTTTTCCATTACCTAAAGCTTGTGGAGTCTCAAAAATGAGCGACACCCCCTTCTATATTTTGACCGACGACAGTTTTTCCATGTACTACACGGGCAAGCTCGTCACCTGTACCAGCGATATCGCATCGTGGGACGATCTTCGTGAGGCGGTACGCCAGGAAGATTGGGCACGCGCCGCCGAGCTGGTCGACCAGGAGCAAGTTGTCAAGACCTACCTGGCCCCAGCAGCCGAGCAGGGTGTTGAGGTTCGCGACGGCGCGATCTTCTATAACGGCGACACACTGCACGGCGCCCTGGTGGACCGTATTCTGGGCATGCGCTCGCAAGGCTTTAACGTGCAGCCCATGGTAGCCTTTCTCGAGAACCTGCAGGGCAACCCGAGCTACCGCTCTCGTGAGCAGCTGTACGGGTTTCTCGAGGCTAACAAGCTGCCAATTACCCCCGACGGCTGCTTTATGGCCTACAAGCGGATACGAGACGATTGGACCGACTGCGCCACGGGTAAATTTGATAACGCGGTTGGTAGCACGTTGCAGATGCCCCGCACCGATGTGGATGACGACCCCACTCGCACCTGTTCTGCAGGCTTCCATGTGTGTTCTTTGGAATACCTAAAGCACTTCTGGGGCGAGCGAGTCGTCGCGGTGAAGGTCAATCCCGCACACGTCGTGGCCGTACCGACGGACTACCACAACTCCAAGATGCGGGTGGAGCAGTACACCGTCATCGAAGAGCTCCCCCTCGACCTCGTACAGTCCGAGACCGATCATTGGAACACCGCAGTGGCCTACGACGGAGAGGACGACGTCGCTCATGTCGTCGAACACCGCTATGCCGAGTTATGGATAACTGACGCTCACACATGGACCGACAATGTCGACGAAGCGAGGGTGTTCGCCAGCTTTGGTGAAGCACAGGCCTTCATCGACGAGCACAAACTGCTGGCCGCAGAAGCCTTAGCACTGTAGAGCTACCGCTCATAAAGGAGCGTTTCATGGCACAACCTCTGACGTGGATGCGTAGCATCCACCCCTCCGTGGCGGCACGGTACACAGAATACTGGCGGGGACTGCAGCCGGAAGATGATGTGAGCCTCTTCCGGCTGTGGCTCTTCGCCTTCCTGTCCGTGCACACAACTTGGACAAACAACGTCAATGGCTACACCGCACTACACGACCTTGCGTGGCGCGACAACAAAGCGCTACTCGCAGATCGACTCCACCGCTCCGGGGTCGGATTTCACAACAACCGAACCCGTTACATCTGGCAGTTCAGTAAAGTTTTCTGGTCCTCCCCTGACCGGTACCGCAAGCGCAAAAACGAAAGCTGGCGGCGTCTCCGCGATCGTCTCGCGCGCGACACGCTTGGGCTCGGGCTCGCAAAGACCACCTTCGCACTCGAGCTGTCCTATCCCGAGGCTCCTCTGTGCTGCCTTGATCGTCATATTCTGCGGTTTATGGTGGGCGACCTATCACTGAACGGGAATATGAGCCCCGAGCAGTACGCGAAGCTCGAAGCCCGATGGGTACGTGCGGCGCGCAAGGTCGACGTGCCTCCCGCGATGGCACGCCATATCTACTGGGACCAGCTGCAAGGGCAGAACGATACCCGCTACTGGTCCTCCTGCCTGGAGGCCGCGTAATGACCCCGCTTGAAGTTCGTAAATACAACCGTACACAAACAGAACTGGAATACTTCTGGTTGTACTGCATTATCGTCGCGGGGCGTAACGCTGAGTGGGCAAGCGCAGCAACGAAACGACTGCTCGCCCGCATGCCGGAAGGGGGCGCCCCTATTCAGTGGCTCGCAGCCCAAGGACCCGCTCTACGCAATACGCTGGTAGCCAACCGTACCGGTCAATATCACCGCATAAGTGAAGCGGTACTACAGTCCGCGTCCGTCAATTTACGTACCGCGTCCGTTGACGAGTTAGAGGGTATTTACGGTGTTGGCCCTAAAACCGCACGTTTTTTTATTTTGAATTCACGTCCTGATGTGGAGCACGCCGTATTGGATGTCCACCTCCTCCGGTGGCTCGCCCAAGTTTGTTTGGAAGATGTACCGCGTAGTACCCCTCCGCGCGGCGCCCCTTACGAGAGAATCGAGAGCATTGCAATACGTAACATAAAACGTGAGTTCCCTGGTGTATCACTCGCCGATGCCGACCTACTGATTTGGGCCTGCATGTCCAATCGTGTGGAGCCTTTCATATGACCTTACTTTTCAAAATCTTCGACGAGCGCTATAACGCGCCGCACACGCTCTTCCACGGGGTCAACGGTACCAAACAGGTGCCTTTTGACAAGTGGGTAAACGCCGACCTCAAGCTTGTCACCGACGGCTCAGGCGTCACCGAGTACGTCTCTGGTTTTCACCTTCTACCGTCGTTCGACGCCGCTATCAACTACCTGCGCCGTTTTAAGAACACCGCACCGAAGGTGATCGTTGAGGTGCAGGCGAAGAACGTGTGGAAGAAAGAGCATTCGCCTCACGATGTCTATCTCGCGGAGCACATTAAGGTCACTACGACCGCTTGGAAGAACCGCGTTCATTACATGAAGGCCCTTGAAGGAGGTCTACAGCATGAGTAATCTAAATCTCACACTGCACTGCGGCGGTAAGCAAGTGCCACGCAACGCGCTGGCTGCAGTCCACACACCGGAGCCCGTAGATCGGTGGTTCCCCATCCCTCACGACCTGCTACTCGACCGCGTGCACGAGTCGTTGGCCGCCAACGACCTCAACGTGGTCAACGAAGTGCACGCCCTTGCGCGTGACGGTGACCACTACTTCGGCGTCATGCAGCTGGCGAGTGACGAGGACTCCGACTTCAGCACGATCGTCGGGCTGCGTAACGCACACGACAAGGCCTTCAGCGCGCAGATGGTCGTTGGCAGCGGTGTGTTCGTCTGCGACAACTTGGCCTTTAGCGGCGAGATCAAGATCGGGCGCAAACATACACGCTACATCGAGCGTGATCTGCCGGACGTAGTACATCGTGCAGTGCACCGCATCCCCCTGATGCGCGAGCATCAAGAGGCGCAGATTGATACCTACAAGAGCACTACCATCGACGACGGCGAGTACGCCGACCACCTCATCATGGAGCTGTTCCGCAAGGGCATTATTGCGCCCTCTAAGATCCGCGCGGTGTGGGACGAGTGGAAGAGCCCGTCGCACGTCGAGTTCACCGATGGGGGGTACACCGTGTGGCGGCTGTTCAATGCGGTCACTGAGGTCCTGAAAGGTCGGCTGGCTGTACTGCCCGGTCGCACACAACAACTGCATAAGGTGATGGATGCTGCATGCTCTTACTTGGAGGCGGCGTAAATGGGACCTCTTGCGCTACTTGCCGCGGCCGCACTGGCAGCAGGGACTTACACGGCTTATGACGTTACCACATACCCCGATTCGAAAACTTGGTCCAGCGATGTGGCTAACTACGAGTGGGAAATCCCGTCACCGTGTGAGGACGTATCCTACCTAGCTCGAGAGGATGACAATGACTATTAGCGCTAAAGTCATCGCCCACAGTCGCCCGTACTGGGCTGCTGACGATGCGCATGACCTTTACACGATGGAGTTAACTTACCCGCGCTTTATCCACTCGGAGTTCATGACACACCGATTGTTCAGCCGCAACGCCAGTAGTAGTCGCGCCATACCCGTGCACCGGCTGATTGATGAGATCTACGATAATCCGGCACTGCCTGTATTTTGGGGTTCGAACAAGCCGGGGATGCAAGCGGGTGCAGAGCTAGTAGGTGGGGACAAAGATTCGGCTATCGTCTACTGGCACGCCGCACTGTCGTCTGCTCGCGACTATACGAAATACCTGCTGGGTTGCAACCTTCACAAGCAACTCGCTAATCGTATTATGGAGCCGTGGGCACATATACACGTTGTCGTCACCGCCACCGAGTGGGACAACTTCTTTGCGCTACGCGTCCACCCTGATGCGCAGCCCGAGATCCGTGAACTGGCGCAGCAGATTCGACGGGCGCAGTACAACAGCGACCCGGTACTGCTACGTCCGGGAGAGTGGCACACTCCCTATGCGCACCCCGCGACGGCTGGGGACGCCGCACTACGCACGTCGGTCGCAGGTTGCGCCCGTGTAAGTTACAACACCCATGACGGGTCCGAACGCGCTATTCACAAAGATTGTCAACTGTACACACGTCTTCTCGAATCCCAGCATCTCAGCCCCTTCGAGCACCAGGGCACACCGATGCTGTTCTATCAGAGTGGTGCAGAGGAGTGGGAGAGCGGTGTCACGCACATGGACCGACAACGCATGTTGTGGTCAGGGAATTTCAAAGGGTGGATACAGTACCGTCAAACGGTGGTACAATGAGCATATCCTGGCCCGAGATTTCGTTCCCCCCGATCAATCTGTGGATTATCGGGCCTGACCATCGACTGTTCATAAAGGAACTAGATCGTTATGAGAGGCAAAAAGGCCAAAGCCTTACGCCGCGCCTTGCGCGCGCACGAGATCGATCCCAACGAGCGCTCTTATATCTCGAGAGAGGTTATGAAACCCGCCTCCGTGGCAGGTGACATGCCTCGTGTACGTCGTGAGATCATAAGCGTTAACCCTACGACGGGTCGCTCGTTCTATCAAGACGCCAAGCGCGTCCTCTAGCTCACAAAGGAGCGATTATGGCAAATGTAGTTCGTGCATTACACCCAGGTATGGGTCAAGCCGTTGGGGAGCGCACCGTGTTGCGCTATTTTCTTCACCAGGATGAATTTTCGCTCGTACAGGCCAACACCCTTCGTATTTCTCCTCACGAGCCAAAGGAGTTCTACCAAAAGTGGAACACCGCCGCGCTCAACTCCCGCCTGCACGTCGAGATCACCGACGAAGCACCCATTCGCAACCGCGCACCTAAGATCGTCTTTGAACGCTGGGAGGACGTCGCACGACGCGTTGCGGCTGGCAACGCCGCGCTCTGCTCTGATTTGGAAGAACGAAAATACGAACAGAACGTACTGTTCAAGCATATCGCAAACGCAGCACTGCTGATGAGTGGGAGGCATTTACAGCATGGCGACACCACACAACCCGAGCGCAACCAAGAAGTTTTCACAAACTGTGCTACCGCCGCCGCCAGCTTCGCGCTGTTCTATCTTTTGCTCAACGGTTCTGGGGTTGGCCGTAGTTATGACGATGATATGGTCCTTGTGGATTGGGATAACGCTCCTACGCTTAGGTGCGTCCTGGATTCAAGCCATCCTGACTTCGACTACAGCGCCCACGAAAGTGTACGTGATGCCCGCCATAAATACGGTAACGGACGAAACGTACTCTGGTACAAAGTTCCTGACACCCGTGAAGGCTGGGCAAAGGTCGTCGAAATCTTTGAGAACGCTGCTTTCGAGAAGATCCACGCTGGCAATATGCTAATTCTTGATTTCTCCGACGTACGCGGTCGTGGCTCCCCGATCAAAGGTATGCAAAACCGCCCTAGCTCGGGTCCCGTGCCGCTGATGAACGCGCTGTTGAAAGTTGCTAGCTTGAAGGGCGCAGGGCTGCCTGTCTGGCTACAGGCCATGTACGCCGACCACTACCTCGCAGAGTGTGTGCTCGTCGGCGGCGCCCGTCGTGCGGCGCGCATGGCGACGAAGACCTGGCGCGACAAGTCCGTGCTGGACTTCATCGGCGTGAAGCGTCCGATAGAGTACGAAGGCTCTAAGATGGACGAGGTCATCGCCTTTCGTGCAGAGCACACCTTCCCTCCACAATCCTTTTTGTGGTCTTCCAACAACTCTGTGACCGTCGATGCCGAGTTCTGGCGGCTCCTCAACATAAAGCGCGGCGCCCACGGCTACGACAGTGACCTGGCGCGCCACGCACGCAAGGTGTTCAAGTTACTCTCGGAGTACTCCTACGGTGACGGTACGGGCGAGCCCGGGCTTATCAATATCGACAAGCTGGTGCAGAACAACGAGGGTCTGGACGATGTACTGAAGGGAGATTACTTCGGGTCCAAGAAGTATCAGATTGAAGACGACACGCAGGTGTACATGCGTCGGCTCGCCAAGCGCGCCTCTCGCAAGAAGTACCCTTACATCACCAACCCCTGCGGTGAAATAGCGTTGCATGTACTCGGCGGGTTCTGTGTCATCGCCGACGTTGTGCCCTTCCACGCGCAGTCTCTTGACGATGCGGAGGAGGCCTTTCGTGCCGCCACCCGCGCGTTGATGAGGGTCAACACTATGGACAGCGTGTACAACGCCGAAGTGCGACGCACGAACCGCATCGGCATCGGTATGACCGGCGTGCACGAGTTTGCCTGGAAGTTCTTCAAGCTTGGCTTCAAGGATCTGATCGATGAGGATATCTCCCAAGAGTTTTGGAACACCCTTGCCCGTTTCAACGCCGCCGTTATCGACGAGGCAACTCGATACGCTCTTAAACTCGGGGTGCAAGTTCCGCATACGATGCTCACCATCAAACCCGCCGGTACGACTAGCAAACTCTTCGGGCTGACCGAAGGATGGCATCTGCCCGCGATGGCGCGTTATCTACGTTGGGTGCAATTCCGTAACGACGATCCGCTGGTCGAACAGTACGAGTCCAACGGGTACCCTGTACGCAAGTTGCGTACTTACGAGGGTACATCTATTGTCGGTTTCCCTACAGAGCCAACGCTAACAACGCTTGGTCTCGGCGATGCGCTGGTAACTGCCGCAGAAGCGACACCCGAGGAGCAGTACCAGTGGCTCAAGCTAGGTGAGAAATACTTCATCAAAGGTCTTACGGGCCAAGATGTGGGCAACCAGATCAGCTATACGCTGAAGTACAATGCGAGTATCGTTGATCATAAGCACTTCGCGGACATGCTGAAGAAACACCAGTCAGAGATCCGCTGTTGTTCCGTCATGCCGCAGGAGGACGGTACAGCCTATGAGTACCAACCTGAGGAGCCGGTAACGAAAGCACGCTACGAGTCTGTGGCCGCCAGTATCCAGCAGGGGCTAGCTGAAGACGTTGACCGCGAGCACGTGGATTGCGCCTCCGGGGCCTGCCCTATCGACTTTGAGAAAGGCGCTGCGTAATAGGGATTTAATACTTCGATAGGGGGTAGTATTCCCTCCCCAAACGTTTATTGTGTAAGGGGAGGGTTTCCTTTCCGGAGTATTGCTATGAAGAAAATACGTCCTGGTCTTGTTTTATCACGACGCCCGGGAGAGGTCATCGTTATTGAGCCTAAAAACAACGAACCGTTGATTGTTCAACCTGGAGAATGCTTTTATGTGTCAGTGCTAGAGGTTAGCCGTGGGCAACTTCGTATCGGAATTTCCGCCCCTGATCGAAACGAGCAGAAAGAAAAACGCAAGTGGAACATTGCCCGAGGCGAACAGTACGGCATAACGCTTGACAAAAAACCACCATAAAGGACATTCTAATGACCATAAAGGGTCTTTTTGAAACCTTGTTGTCTTTAGATGAGGTCATTTTTCTCACCGGCTATCGCTACCCCAGTAAGCAGATCGGCTGGCTGCGACAAAACCACATACACCACTATGTGTCCAAGGACGGGCACCCTCGTGTTCCTCGCACAGCCATTGATCGACCACTTCGTAGTGTGGGGGCACCCCGCACTCCGAAGTTCGACGCACTAAACAAGGGGGTACACTATGCCCCGAAGACGCCGTATTAACCAACATCTCCCACAGCGCGTGTACCTAAAGAGGAACACGTACTACTTCGTTGATCGTGCCAACAAGTGGCACCGACTCAGCCGCGATTACTTCGAGGCGCTCCAGCGCTACGCGGAGTTGAACCTCGCACCGGTGCTAGAGGGGCGCACACTCGACACGATCATAGACCGTTACCTGCGCGACGTCGTACCTACCAAAGCGGTGCAAACACAACGTGACAATACCGCTGAGCTGGCACGACTTCGCGCAGTGTTTGGCCATATGGCGCCGGGGGAGATCACACCGCAGCACATCTACGGTTACATGGACGCGCGTCGGGCGCCGGTGCGCGCCAATCGTGAGAAGGCGCTGCTCTCCCACGTGTACAAGTACGCCATCCGTTGGGGTTACGCCGCTGACAACCCCTGCCGTCTCGTTGAGTCTAACAAGGAGAAACCGCGTGACCGATACGTCACTGACGACGAATTCTGGCGTGTTCACGACCGTGCATCAGCCCCGATCCAGATGGCGATGCAGATTGCTGTGGCTACAGGCTTACGCCTCTCTGACATACTGGCGCTTGACGGGAGCAATATTACGCGTGACGGCCTTCTTGTGCGCCCTCATAAGACCACTCGATCCACTGGCCGACGACTCCTGTTCCGATGGACGCCTGAGCTCCGCGCGATCCTGGGTGTACGAGCAGACGATCATGGCGCAGGTGCGGGTGGCCGCCTTGTCCGCGGCGTGCGTGGTCAACCACTAACACGCAGCGGCTTTCAGAGTAGCTGGCAGCGACTAATGCGTTCGTTGTTCGCGAAGCGCGAAGAGCGTTTTACCTTCCACGACCTTCGTGCGAAGGCAGGTTCGGACTCCCGTGATGGGAGGTTACTGGGGCACGCCGACCAGCGCACGCTTAATCGGCACTATCGGCGTAAGCCGGAGGTGGTTGAGCCGGTTGAAATAGTCCGCTGAGCATTGTCAATTTTTTGAAAATTGACAATGGTATAATACCCCTCAACACGGCTCCCTCCAGGCCTCTAACGTAACCCGTTATGCCCAAACCGCGAGGGAGTTCTTTACAGAGCGGGAAGACCAAGAGCGTCGTAAGTCTCTCTGTCGGCGTGTCGTACTCTTGAATGGGCGGACCGTGATGCCGTCGCCGGAGGCATAACCGGCACAACAGAAAGATGGGCTGGTAGGCTAATTGGCAACGCCAGTGGGCTTAAGTCTCACTGTTTGTGAGTTCGAATCTCACCCGGCCTACCATTTATTCCAATAGCATCGTAGCGCAGCGATTTAGGCCGGCTCTTACGCTCTTTTATTAGGCACTCTCTATCTTATTAGACGGGAGATGCTCTGAAAGTGGGGTGGCTGATGGGAATCGAACCCACGACCACAGGAGCCACAATCCTGTGCAGAAAGCCCTAAAAACAGCTACTTAGGTCGCAAACTGTCTAATAAAACCGAAGCACAAGCTTACACAAATACATATACTTAGGCAAGAGGCTTAGACACTACCAGGAGGCGTTATGCGCGCACGGAAAAGTAGTCGAACAGCGAAGAGCGCAGTTCAACGACCGAGGTATCGGTCTCAGGTTCAGGTGGATCGGAAGAAGGAGTCGAAGAAGCAGGGGCCTTCCGGTGATGCTTATCGTTGGGGAGACGATCTTGTCTCCCTAACGAGCGGTGTCTGTAGCAGCGCTGGTTAATCAGCACTTCTTACCGCCCCCTCTCTTGCCCTTAGACATATCAGCCTCCCGATCGTCTGATTGCTTCATCCAAGCGCGCTTTGCGTCCACTCAAAGCACGCGTTGCCCCCATGATCCCACCGCCGGGTGTATTGGTAACCGCTTTTTTCTTCTTCGGCTGATTCATCTTTGCGGCGACTCGTTCGCCAGCACTTTTGGTTAGGGCATCCCATAGACTAGGCATATTTTTTTCCTCTGTGGTCAGGTGTTTTATCTGAGCACACCGGAGGGTACCCCGGTGTACTAGATATGGATCACCCCCTTTTAACCGTCGCCTCGGCAGGTTATTTTTACGCTGTGCCCTTTGGCCAGCAGTTGAGCGTCGACCACCGCACGTAGGGCTTCGCGCTCTACCTGTGGTTTGCCGCAGTAGTAGTCAACGACCGTCACTACCCTGTCCGTCACCATACATCCGCTGAGCGCGAGTGCGGTGACAGCTGCGAGCAGCAGTGTCGTCGGGTTATACAGCTTATTCATAAAGCGTACTCCTTTATGGGTAGGTCGGCACTACAAACCCGCCCTTCGGGCAGGTTAGGTTGGGGTTAACTTGGTTACGCGCCGCACCGCCGCCAATACGCACGCCGGCGTACATGAGGTTGCGACGCCATGTGGCAACACGCAGATCCTTCATTGCTTCTAGGAAAATATCGTCGCAGATCGCACGAGGCATGGTTGTACAGCGATACAGGAAGTCGTGGATAATCGCCGCCCCGTTGTATTTTCCAGTCCGCGGTATAAGGCGACGCGCGAACCAGGGTACAGAGGCGAAATCCGTTACAAAGCCTTTGGGTGCTCTTATCAACAGCGAGTGCTCGGTAGATACATAGCCGACAGGCTCGTCGAGCACCCAGTCGTCGCCTGCGCCCATACGCTGGTGAATGTTAATCTCATCGGCAATAAAGTACCCCATGACCTAGTCTCCATCGTCCCAGAAGGCAGGAGCGGCTTTGTCGGGATCTACGTCCGCATGCACGAAGCCCTGTTTATGGTAGTACCCGAAACGCTGCACCCCCTGCTCGTACAGCGCCGTGATAATCCGCATGGCGATGGCCGGAGTGCGAGCAACAATGTCGGCAGCGTACCCACGCGTATGTGCGCTGTTACGCACACCGCCGACACGCTCGTTGTGCTCTGGGGTGCGGTAGCCGCTGGTTATCGCGAAGGGGAGGCCGGCACTTTCGCGCGCGGCGTCGAGGATACGGAGGAACTGCGTGTTCATGTTGACCCCCGACCCCGGTGCGTCGGGGGAGTCGAACTCGGAAATGTCGAAGTACCTCATTGCGACCTCCATGTCGCTATTACAAACTACCTGTACATCCCTGTTGCGGGGTCAACATCTGCTTTCGACCGAGGATTACGGTAGGTACCAGCGGTAGCGCTCCCCGCCGGTGTGCCAAACGGGTGAGCTGATGGGGTAGGTCCACCCCCGGCCATCGCGCTCTTAGCCCTTCCGTATCCGCGTTGTGTGGCGTCGCTTAGATAGCGACCGGCTTTGCGAGCCAGCGGATTCGCTGCCATCAGCCCAACACCCGCAACACCAGCCAGTACATCACCTGCCGATGGGCTGGTCTGCGACTCAACGGCGCTGTACAGGGCCTCGAATTCCTCTTCGCTGATCTGCCCTTCGTACACAGTACCTTGTGGAGTCGTGACAAAGCGGCGGCCGTTGTCCAGCTCGCCCACTTCCAGACCTTCTTCACCACCGTCACCCAGGCCCATACCGCTAGCTGCCAGCCCTGCACCTGCAGCGCCGGTCAGTACAGGGTGACGACTGGCCAGATCCATAGCACCATCTACTAGACCGCCGCCGCCAACAGCCATCTGCTCTTTGGCCAGACCGCTTGCACCACCACCTAGCTGCCCCCAGTTATGGCGAGCGTCAGCTGTACCTGCAGCAACTGAGTTTCCCAAACCCTGGGCGCCGGCTTTCGTCTTGTCCCAAGCGTAGTTTGCGCCGGCCTTAGTCTTGCTTCCGGCATACTGTGCACCACGCTTGGTAGCAGCAAGCGCATCACTCATAATTTTCGACATTCCCATTGCCTTAGTCCCAGTTCCTATAGAGTACTTGCAGCGGCAGCTCGCGCTCTGACGGGCCGTATCTGCTGATAGTCAACAGCTGCGAGGCTGTCGGTCCTAACGCCTCCGCTGCGCCTTTTACCACGTCACCTTGCAGCACAGGGGCCAGAACGTCTTGCAGTAACTCGTCACGACCCATCAGCCCCGAACGCTCGAAAGCATAGGCAACGTATTCTTCCGGTCCCCAGTTGGCCTTCCACGAAGCTCCTTCTGGGCCATATTTTACCATGTCGCGGAGCCAATCTGCGAAAAGCGTGATCGCCATGAAGGTGACAGCTGTCGCTAGCAGCGGGGCGAAGTCACCGTGCTGCGCCTCTTTACCCAGCCGCTTGATAATGTTGTCGTGGAACACGAAGGGGAACGTCTTGAGGTGTGTCACCAGCGCCGCGTGTGGGTCGTTCATCCACGTGGGTCTGTTGGTGGCGTCGGGGCGCAGCGTAGTCGTGTCGACGAACTGCCGCACCGCACCGATAAGCCGGTCGTTACGCGCCTTCTCTGCCTTCGACGCCTGCTTGTACTCAGCAGGTGATAAGAACACCAGGTGCCCATTCTCTACACGTACGTCGCCGACCTCGATACCCAGCTCCTCGAGCTTGCGGATGTCGTTCTCGGACTGCCCTTCGTACCACTTGACGATCGCCTTCTCCGCACCGATAGTGCCGACACGACGAGCAAACTGTGTCAGATACTCCACACCGTTGTATTTAAACAACACGTCGTTGAGCTTCTGCTGCGTGGGCGAGAAGTGCTGACCAAACTCACGCATGATTTCTTCGTGCATGCTGTGGTAGTCGATAGTGTTGACTGTATCCAGCAGCGCGTTGAGCTGCTGCGCATCGCCGCTGCTCGCGTCCCACATCGTCTTAGCGGCTTCACGCACAGAGGCGAACGTGTCACGGAAGCTACCGTTACGCGCCAGCAGTGTGAAGGGGTCGGTGAAGCTCATGAAGGCGGAGAGTGCCAGCAGCCGATAGTTCTGGTAGGTGATGATCCAACCCATGTGGTTCTGCAGCTTGGGGTTGATGGTGCCGGCCCCCTCGCCTACCAACATACTCTTGAGGTACTTGGGTAGCTCAGTATCCTTAAAGTTATCCTCCAGCCACTTGCGGGTGTGCGCACCGTACATACCCAGCGCGGAGTCCACGGTAGCCTGCGCGTAGGCCAGTTCTTGCGGGCTGGCGCCCCAGACCGTTCTGGCCTCGTCGAGCATCTTGGTGAGCTGCTCACCGTTAAGACCAAAGCGGCGGGCAAACTCCGCGCGCTTCACTGCGCTGGAGATGTAGCTACCAAGCATACGGTCCAGGCTAGGCTCGAAGAACTTGGCCAGCTCCACGCGGTCCTCAGCCGTACCCTGTGACTGTAGGAAGTTCAACTCACGAGGGTTCATAAAGCGGAAACCGGGGTTGTGGTGCCCACTCTCCGTGTCGGCTGTCTGCACACCCTCAGGACGCGTGAGGTCAAGCAGGCGCTCCCTAATGAAGTCTTCCAGCGTGATGTCCGCTGGTACACGCCGCGCGGTGATCCACTTGTCCTTCATCTGCCGCCAGTACCCCTGGTACTGCTCTTTCGAAGCTAGCGCGACGAACTCGTCCATGTGGGCGGTGACGTACTCCTCGTTGAACATCCACGGGGTGTAGTTCTGCCGCTTTTCAAACGTGACGCCGGCCTCCTCGAGGTACTTGTAGAGGTCGTCGAACAACGCGCGAAGCGCTTTGTGCTTGGTGCGGACGTCTTCCGACGCCGTACGCAGCAGGTCCGGGTTGTTGAACACCGCTGCGATCGCTTCACGCTGTGCCGTATCCAAGTCCTTCACCAAGGCAAGGTAGCGCTTGTCGAACTCCGCTCGTCTCTGCGACTTCGCACGCAGAAAGCCTTGGGGTACACCGCGCGCCGTGCTTGGGTTGAACAGTAGGTTGGACAGCTGGCTCATCACCGGTATGTCCATGTCGTTCAGCCGCTCGGCAGGCAGCCCGAACACCGGGGTGTACAGCTTACGGTACGCGCCCATCACCTTGTCGCGTATAGCGCGTGCCATACGACGGTGCTGGTTGTTCACAAAGTCCGCGGGTAGCGCCAGGCTGTCATTGTTGTGCTGTAGGGTGTCCGCAGCGATAGCATCAAGCACCGCTTGTGACTGCGCTTCGGCAGACAGCTCACCGAACACTTGTGTGTACATGTCGTTGAGGCGTCCTTCCATCCCGTTGACTACATTTGTAGTCTGTGGTCCGGTCTGTATAACGCCAAGACGGGTGAGTGCGTACAGGTACGCGGCGGCCATATTTGGGTCGGTACGTATCTGCAGGACAGCTCGCGCACTGCTGCCCAGCGCCTTGGTCATCGCGCGCTGCATGACCTCGCTGCGCGCGGCGCGGTACAGCGCACGCTTCTCTGCCGCTGTGGCATGCTCTTCAATAAAGGCGCGAACCTCGTCTACCATACGGGTACTAAGCACTGACTGCTGCCCGCGCCGGAAGTGGCTGTACCAGTTCGACAGCCGGCCGGCAAGGCCACGACCACCGGGGGGTGGGGGCGGCGGTGTACTACCACCACGACCGCCGGGGGGTGGTGGCGGGCCTACAAAGCCTCCGTCGGCTACACGCTCCTGCTCGTAGGCAGCGTGCTGCGCTGCAGCCTGGTTGACTAGCGCATCCATAAAGTCAGCGACTGCGCCAGTGGCCTCGTAGTTCTGTCCGGTGCGTAGCTTGAAGCTGCGCAGCAAGGCCTTTATAGCGGCGGCGACGTCGGCGAAGAAGCGCTCGACGACGCTCTTGGGCTTCGCAGAGGTGTCGGCCCACTTCGCTACGTTGTCGGCGAACCACTCGTTAAAGCTCAGCACCGCTTGACGTTCGTCTGCGGTCAGACCGTCAAGGCGTGCCAGGTTACCGGAGGCCGCCGCCTCAATAGCGTGCGCGATGGCCTGCTTGGACATCTTCGCCGTGGTGACTGTGGTACGGCCATAGAGGTCGCGCCAGCGTTCGTACTCGTCAAGGACTGCGGCCTGGTCCTTCGCGCTAAGCGCGTTGAACTTCTGGTACATGACCGCGTGTCCCACCTCGTGCATGAGGGTGGCGGTGGCATAGGCTCCGCGCAGCGACGGGTTCACGTAGACAGCACCGCTAGCACGGTCGTAGAACCCGCGCTGGCGCCCGCTGATTATGTTACGCACGCGTGTTGGGTCACCACGCTTCGACAGCAGCTCCAGGGCCTGACGCTCCGCGCTCACGTCGAAGTGTTGCTTGCGCGCAACAACGTACTCGTCAAGCGCAGCGACGGCGTCGTCCACGCGGCCGACGTCCAGCAGCGCCTTGACACGAGCCTGCATAGCGCTCTTTGAGGCCCGCAGCACACGCAGCGCGTCCAGCTGTCGAGCTTGGTCGGCGCGCTCGTTGACGATCGTGATCGCCTCTTCCACGCCGACGAGGCGTACATCCTTCAGTCCGATCAGCGAGGCAATCTCCCGCAGCAGCGCGGACATGTTCGCCACCCAGTCCTTGTGCTCTTGGCGTTTCTCTTCCGCCCGCTGCTGTGCCAGCTCCTCCTCACGACGTCGAGCGTCTGCCTCCGCCTGCGCCTTCCGCGCGTAGGCGTGCTCAGGATCTACGCCACGTCCGGCACGTGTCTCTACTGTACCGTCCGCGTCCTCACCAAAGATCTCGTCGCGCTGAACATCGTCGTTCTTGTTGTAGAGCTGTTCGTTAGGCACTTCACGCGGCGCCATCTCGGCGGGTGGCGCGGTCTTGTGCACTTTCCGCTGCTGCCAGGTGTGCTGCAGCTGCGTCAGGTAGTCGATGCCCTTGTCCGCGAGCAGGTTGCGCTCAAGGATCTTCTTCTCACCCTCGCTGAGCCCTTCTACCGCGCGGCGCTTCTCACTCTTCAAGTCGTAGCGGTCGGCCAGGAAGTTGTGCGCGTAGTTGATGTGCGCCGGCGAGTAGCCCGCCGCTGCCATCTCGGAGCGTATACGCTCAAGCTGCTTTGCACCTTCCGCGCGAAGCTGTGAGCGCTCACGCGGACTGAGCTTGCCTGCGTCCACACGCCCCGTGCGCTGCTCAATCAGCGACGTCTGGTAGGGGCGACCCAGTTCTTTTGTACCGGCCTCGTCCACTTCCTGCGAGGACACGTTCATGTTCGGCAGCGGTGCGGGGTTCGGGTCGAAGTTCGGTGTCAGCTGCGAGTAGACTTCAGCGATGCGCCTCGGGTCGTATCCGGCCGCTTCCATCAGCGCGATTGTGCGGTCGCGTTCGGCCTTCGCGTTCAGGTACTCAGCGCCCTTCTTCGTACCGGGAAGGTAAGCCTCGCGGATCTCCGCCAGAGTGATCGGATTACGCTGCTTGTCGTACCAGAACACCGTGTCGGAGGGGATATTGCGCAGGTCGAACTTCACCCCTGTGTTGAGCATCGACACCAGCCCGGCGTTGAGGGCGGCTGCCAGCCGCTGAATGAGCCGCTGGCGGGCGATCCAGTCACGGGTCTTGCCGTCAGCGTTGGACGGCATGCGCTCGGTCTGCTGCGGTAGCGCACCAGCATCAGTGAGCTTGTTCAGCATCGCACTGGTGAGGTTACGCAAGTCGATCCATATACGCTCGCCGTTTAAGCTACCTTCGACGTAACGGTTACTACCCGGGGTGATCTTTAGCTTGCCGTCTTTCGTCTTAACGATGCCAGGGTTCTGCTTGGCGCGGCGTAAGATACGGCCGCGTTCGTTGCTACCTGCGGTCAGCTCGTACATCGTCAGGTCGAACGCGCGCTCTTCGGATACTGTGTCTACATAGCGCGGGGTGCGACGCACGAAGTGCAGACGCTGAAGGAACTCGCCAGCCGCCGTCTCAATACGCGCGTCGAGCTTCGCGATGTCCGCTTCGAGGCCACGCACCGCCGGGCCACTATTGGTACCGTCAGACTGACGTTGAGCAACTTCAAGCTCAGCCTGTAGGGCTGCGCGCCTTGTAAACAGGTCGCCGGCGATATCCGCAAAGGTACTGCGGTACCGGTCACGTGAGCGTGCCTGTGGATCAACTCCTTTTGCGGCATCGAAGGGCAACGCGTCTGCACCGCCGACTCTCGCGTCGGCCGGTTGTAGGCCACGCCAGGCATCTACGTTACGGTAGACGTCAGCACCGACGATCTCCTGCGTCTTCTCCAGGAAGGTCTTACCCTCCGCTTGCGCCAGAGCGCGTGCGTCCACAGAGTCGTAGTCGCTACTGGGGTCGACCTGTGCATACGCTTCGATCGTCTTCTCAGGAACGCCGCGAGAGTAGTCGCTGTTGGCAGGGTCGAAGATGTAGGGACGATTCGCTGGGCCCTTACCGAGAAACTCTACACCACGAGTGTCCTGCTCGTCGCCCACACCCCCGTAGGGGTCGTACATGACCTGGTCGAGTTCTTCCTGTGGGTCCAGGGCCTCGTCCAAGTTGTCCTCTTGACCCAGACGCACAACGTCATGCCGTGGGGATATCGTGTCGAAGGCTACGTTGGGGTCGTAGTCTCCGGTGCCACCGTACAGCTCGGCGACATACGCCCTGCCCTCCGCGGTGCGCATCTGCTTGGCAACTTGGTTTAGCTCGTCGCGCAACGCGTTTCGCGTGGCGGTGTTCGGCCAAGTGCCGGGAGATAGCAGCAGCTTACGGATCTCCTCGATGTGCGCGATGCGCTCGCCGTCGTCCTGAGGCGATTCGACGTACATGTCGTCGATGTTGTAAGCCCCATTAGGGTTAAGGTCGACCTCAGGCTCGGGTTGTGCGCGGGGCTGCAGCAGCTTGTTTGCACCGTACCCAGCGCCGGCATAGGCACCGCCGACGATAGCGCCGCCCAGCATACTGTCGATGTACTCACGACGCGCGTCGGCGTCGAGCAGGTTGACGTTGCTGTTGTAGAGGCGGTTGTTGAGGCGTGAGATGACGGACTCACCCGCCTCGGTGATACCCTCGAGCGCGGCGGTAGCGCCAACGGTGCGCCCAAAGCCGGCGTTCTTCGTCAGCGCGTCCTGCACGCCCTGCAACGGCTTCATGCCGAGCCAGGCGCTTGCACCTCCTGCTGCCAGTGAAGTGGCCGCCTTCTGCCACGGGGTGCCTTCGGCGTCCGGGTCGTTGAGCACGCGCCCGTAGTTCTCACCGGCGGAGGTGCCACCGTAGACACCAAACCCCACCTTGTTGGCAGCGCCGACCGCAGCTTTCTCACGCGCCTGCTGAACAGCTGCGCCTGAGAGCCCCGCACGAAGGGCGTTGGCGCCAGCTAGCGTGCCACGTATACCACCCGCAACTAGACCCGGCCCCAGCATGCTGGCAGCGAGCGGTAGGTTGCTCGCTACCATGTCAGTGGCGTAGCTGGCGTAGTCGCCTAGACTATCAGCCTCCTGCCAAGTCGGCACTCGCCCACGTATACCCGCAGCGCGGGCAGCGTTTATACGAGCGTCGTTCTCAAACGACTGCGCGGTGTCGTTAGCCCCTACCAGTCGACTGACGGCACCCGCTGCGTTGTTGAAGCTACCCTTTAGGCCTTCAATACCCGCCCTAAAGGAGCGAAGCGGCCTCGACTCATCTTTATGCTGGTCTTCTTCCTGCCAGTAGAGGGCGGTTCTCGCTGCATCAGAGAGCGCACGTGCCATCTATAAGCCCTCAGTTATCGGCGATTGGGGTATCTGAGTCGGTTGTAAAGCTCGGGGGAGAAGGATTCACGCCTAAGCCCGACCGCCTCACCATTGCGCCCTCTTGCGATGAGGTCCCCCACATTACTATCGTGGAACATATCGAGTGCAGAGTACCAAGGAGCCGGTTCAATAGACGCGTTCGGCCCTACGCTACCAGGCTGTGCGTAGTCATCGACTCCAGGAATCCACTGCCGAGGACCGGACTCATAAGAACCGCCGACCGCTGTAGGAGCAAGGGGGGCAACGGCTTCGAGAAGATCGGGGCCGCTCAATAGCCGTTGTTCAGGCGTTAGACCTCTGTAAATTTGTGACGCCGCACCTTCATTACCATTAAACAGGGAGATGAGCTCTTGCATAGACCTTTTTTTGGTCGCGTCACTCAGTTCGGCGTCGGCCCTCTGGTTTTCACGAGTTGCTGCCTCCCGGCGTATGTCCAGCTCCGCCCCTCTATACCCGCCGGTACCGTCGGTACCGTACTCCGCAGTCAATGAACGATTACGGTAGTCGTCATCCAGTTTGGCCAGGTTATGCCTGTCCCTACCCGCCAAGTCCTGCCGCTCATAGGAACCGCGGTTGTTCTCGACGGCGGTGTCGAAGTAGCCCTGATTTTGCAGCCCCTGCTGTTCTAACAAGGCCTGGTTGCGAAGACCTTGTAGGCTTCGAGCATTCTGGTTATTGCGATCGTTCATAACCGCAGCGTCTTGTCGCCCGGTAAGGTTGCCGTACGCGTTAGTGTACGCGGCATCCTCAGCGGCGAACTGGTCGCGGAGCTTATTTTGAACACCAACCGTAGCGTCCATAGCAGCTTGTCGCTGCGCGCGAGTCAGTTTGCTGTCCCAATGGCTACCGTCGTTACGAGGGGCTCCTACTCCGGCGTTGTGGATCTGCCGCTCACGCTCCCACTGACTGGTACGCTGCGGTAGACCCTCCAAAAGCTGACGTTCGCGCGCAGCGTATTGCGCTTCGCGCGGCGCCGGTGCGGTACTACCTGCCCGAGCGTTGTTAAACGTTAAGCTGCGTAGTGCCGTCGGTCTCTGCTGCGTTTGTGGCTGTTGCGTTGACGTGCTGCTATAACGACTTGTCAAGTTAGCCGAATACGGAGAGGAACGATTACTATAGGAGGGGATAGGCCTTCCATTAGGGTCCTTCTCTGTAGTGACATAGACTCCGTTCTGTCCCATCTGTATCTCTCCGTAGCGCGCTACAATTATACCACGCTAATATTGGTAATTATGGCTCGAGCTGCAGCCGTAGGACTCGCTGACCTGCGTGCCGACCGTCGCGGACAAGTTCACGGCCGCGAGGGCCGCCGCGCTCAGTTGACCATAAGCCGTACCCAGCGTTTTACCCCGTTCTACTTCCAGGGTGCTGATGCGCTGTACCTGGTTTATATTCAACTCGGCCTCTTTAAGGCGCAGCTCCGCCTCAGAAGTTGCCTTGCGCACCTCAGAATCGTAATACCCCAGTTCAGAACGAACGCGGGAATCCTCTACATCAGCTTCAGATTTATAGATGTCGGCCTTCGTTTGGTATACGTCGGTTAAGGCTTTAACTCGTGCGGCCTCCGCCCCGAGATTTGCCTTCCACCCCTCAATAGCGACGGAGTACCGGTCCCCCAGGCTCTTGTTGTACTCAATAACAAGCTGCTTCTGCGCGGACACGGCGTCCGTCGACGATTTGTAAGCTGCCACTTCCGCAGAGAACGCTTTGGCTGCCGTCTCGTAGTTTGCGATCTTCAGCCCCTCAGCCTGTATACCTGCGGTGTACGCATCCACTTCACTTGCGTAGGCGCGAATGCGCTCGCCGAAGGCCTGCACCTCAACGCCATAAGCTTGAAGCCGCGTCTTATCCACCTCAACCAAGGTGCGTACAGCTTCGAGCTGCGTCTTGTAAATGTCTGTGGCAGCGAGTACACCTTGTAGCTGCGCTTTATACACCTCGACGTCCTGCATATTCAGTTCGCCGATAAGCTTCTGCCCCTCGAGCTCTGCTTTGTACGCCTCCAGGTAAACGAGGGCCGCCTCCATACGGGTCTTAAAAACTTGCGCTTCAGTCTGATAACCCTGCAGCTGGGCCTGATACAACCCGACTTTAGCGTTGAAAATATCGATAGTGGCCTGGAAGGTGTATTGCGCTGCTGCGAACTGCCGCTGCATTGACTCGTTATGCAGCTGGCCTAGGAACGAAACGATGGCCGTACCCTGCTGCGTGTAAAAGCGCAAGTTGTCGACCTCCATCTTCGCAGCCTGCACGGCGATGTCGCTAGACAGGCGATTCTCTTCCAAAGCCGCTTGATTACGGGCCGCACGCTCTTTCGCCAACAGCGTACTGCCTGGGATGCTAAACCCGCGAGCACCCCACTCACGCGAAGCCGCTTCGATCTCCGCCCTTGCACGTTGGCGAATTTTCTCGCGTGCGCTGTCCCAAATCTGCGTCCAAATCTCATCGGGGAGACCTGTGCCTCCCAGTAGATTGGACGACACATCCGCTACCAGTTGATCGAGCAGCGCGTGACTGAAGTTCTCGTTCGTAAACGTGAACGTCGTGTTAGGAGCCTTTATACCGCTCGAAGAAGGAGCCGTTGCGTCAAACACAGGGATGTCCAACGTCGGCACATCCGGTAGATCGAGATCACGCAGCGTCGGCACAGAAGGGAGTGTGTCGTCCGGAGCATCTGGGAAGATAGGTGTAGAGACCGTAGGTGCGTCGCTTAACGACTGACCGGGTTTTATCGGCGCTCCTTGGTAACTAATCGAAGGCATCGACTCGTTGAACGTCGGCACCGGAAGGTAACCTGTCAGATCCACCTGAGTATATGTGGGAGCGGACGGTTTGCCGCTTGTGTCCAACGTTATAGACGATGTGGTCGGTGCCGTAGGAGGGGCGAAGGGGCGCGCATTACTCGTAGGGTAATTGGTCTCAAGCTCTGTCTGGACCGCGGTAATCTCCAATTCCGCAAGAGAAGTTAGATACGAGGTGGCCTCTTGCGCCATGCTGGTTGCAAAGTCCCCCCATTTACGCCACCCAGAATCGACGATCTGCGTCGCTTTGCTCTCTCCGACGATTGTGGGACATTCGCTCATGTGTCTATACCTCTATTACCTTTTGCGCAATCGTCTCGATAGCACCAGCGGGCGTAGTTCGAGAGAGTCTAAATCAAAGTCGCTTCCTTGTACGTTTTCAAGGCGCCACTGCCAGTACCTGGAGCGCAGCCCTCTACCCACTTGAAAGCGGGCGGTGTCCTCAGTCGAGTAGTCTTCCGTGAGGGAGTACCAGTCAGAAGTGCGTGTACCGTCCTGTGACGTAATGACTTTCAGCAACACTTTGCCATCCAGCGTACCGCCGATATACACCTCGGGTATGCGCTTGAGGAGTGCCTGACCGTAGTCATCCAGCCCTGTGGTGATGTAGGCCGTAATGTTCGTGCCATCATCGTCGTCACCCGTTAGTTCGTAGATGCCATCAGTCTTAGCGGCATAAGGAGGGGCGAACGAGTTGAAGTTGAAATTAGAGTACGTCGTCATGCCCAGCGTATGTGTATTCGTAACATACGCTACATAGTCATCGTCGCCAAAACGTAGACCGCCAACGAAGTTGAACCCTTCGTTAATAGCAATACTGAGACTTTGTAGCGCAGCGGCGGAATCGCCCAGCTCCACAATATCCGCCAGCACGGCGGTGTACTGCATGAGCGTCTCGGCGGCCTCAGAGAAGCGCGCGACATCAGACAGCACAACACCGGCGAGTATTTCAACAACGTCCGACGTGCTGAGTACGTCGTTGAGCGTGTCCTCGAACGCCCGGCGGGCGACATCTCCCCACAACGCACCATCGCTCAGTGTGCGCGTGTACGCTGCTGAAGCAGCATATGCCTCAGTGAAGTTGAACACCTCTGAAGAAGCGACGTACCAGTGTGCGTAGGCCTCGTCCAAGTCCCCCGCACGTAGCACGTCGGACGCTGCACCGTAGACCCCCCGAAGGAGCGCTTCAAACAGAGCGACGGAGTCGCTAGTCGTAACAGAAAAGTGGACGTTCTTCGCTAATATTTCGGATGCGAAGAAGCTATCCAACAATATGTACGCAACTTGGGAAGCAAGTGTTTCGGTTAGATTGATCGTGTCACGCGCGATTGGCGCCGGGTGCGCAATCGGGGTGTCCGCTGTAGAAATACCTTCGAGGATAATACCGGGATACCCAGGCACACTGCCGGCACCCACATCTACAATATCTGTACAAGCAGGTGGTGTCTCAGTAATAGCGCCGGTGCGTAGCGAAACCCAAACTTCAACCAGGTTGAAGGCGTCGTTAACAAGCACGTCGTTAGGGTCCGCCGCTTCTGACGAACCACTAATTGGGGCAGAACTGATACTGCTCGAGCTAATACTCATAGTAAGATGTCAAATTCAAGGAAAGACTATCTGCTGAACTACCGCCTTCCACCCTAAAGTACGGTTGGCCTCTCCTGTAACAGTTATGTCGAATTCTGTACTAGCGGAACTGGTAAATCCGACGGACACCGACATGCCTGCGGAAGTGACGCTGCCTAATGTAGAGGACCCGACAAGCCCAGAAGTCGGTTCAGTTACAACAAGAAAATGGCCGGCATACGAATCACCAACTGAACCAGCGGTCCCTGCAGTCTGGCGACACATGACCGTAATAAGGTGGGCGAGCGCATCCGTGCTGTACAGACCATAGCGCGACAGAACGATGCCGGAACCATCCTCTAGCGCCTCCATGTCCGTAGGAGTAGCGTCAGTTGTAGCCGCATAAAGCGCAATACCGTTAAGATGTGAATGCGCGTCGGCTGCCGCAATCAGCGAAATAGTAATCCCGGTCAGCCCTGTCCAATCTACAGCGGCGTCGGAGTTAGTGCTGCGCAAAATCAGCTGCCGGTTAATCTGACGCGAACTCGCAAAGCCACTTATATAGCCAATTCCGACTTCCCAAGTTGAAGTGTCATCTTCCGCCAGGTAATAAAAACACGGAGTGTTGTCAGAACTGGCTTCGAGATTACCCTCACCGATAAAGGTCTTATAACCAGAAACGGTAGGGGTTGACGTATTTTCGATGCCGTAGGCCGTTGCATCGTCGGGGGCACTACCATAAAGCGCGTCTTTCACGCGGTCGGCATATACCAGTTGAAAACCCATGGAAGGCTCCTAAAGTCAAATTTGCTGCACTACGCTATTATACCTCAAGGCGTTGGCGAGAAGAGGCGTAAGGGTTAGAGGTTGGGTTTCTTTCCCAAGGTGTTGATTGGGTAATAGTAAATAGATTCATCAAGCATATCGTCCTGATAACTTTCGACGCACGGAGGTGAATCAGATTCAACGAGACATTTTATTGTAGGAAACTCTTCTACGATATAACGATAAGACGGTACTAAATTACGCAAATTGCCCGCGGGATACATATAGTTATATACGCGGAACGTCTTGGGCCCGTGAGGATCTCCACTTATAGGATCTCCTGAATAGTCAGCAGCTTGATAGGGGGCAGATATAATATAAGGCGGTATATCACCCGTACGATGGCCTACCGCATAAGCCGCACCTATTATTCTGTGCGGGTACTCCAGCCCAGACTTATTTAGTAAGTCAGCAGGACCTAAGCTCATACTGCCTGATTCATCGGGGCTAGCGCATACAATGGCTTCTGGAGGCCCGAGAAAAGTAGGCGCGAAGGTTGATACAACCCCTGTTTGCTCATACGTACCGACGGAACCCTGGAAGGGTGGAGGCGTATCTTTCCCCCCCGGGTGGACGACATCTGTCTGATAGTTATGTGACCCGTAGAAAATTTGGGTCAGAATAGTATCTGCTGGTTGATACGTAGAAGACAAAGAACTCGTCGTAGTACGCTCACGGGTTTCCCAAACTTCAATACCCGCGTCTAAATCCAGCACGCGGGGCGCGGTAGATTCATACGCCGTATTAAGGTCTATATTCACCGTCCAATAATTTGTCGCGCCACTAAAAAATTCCGCGTCGTAATGGTACGTATGCTGAAGTTCAATTAGCGAACGAATCTGTCCATCGTAGGACAGCTTAATGCTGGTATTATATGCATGATCTAAAACCCCCTCATCAACATGAGGGTAGTCGTCCCGCTGCTGTGAAGTAGTCTGAGAAATAGACACTAACAACTGCCCAACAATTAGTGAATCTCCTCTATACGCAACAAAAGCTTCTGTAGTACCGCTGTAATTATACTGTGTTCCAAGCGGAGGGTAATACGTGCAATTACGAGGATCTCCAAAGATCGATCGGCTGTATGAAATCTCAGGTGTTTTCTTAGTGCTTACTGAAAATGCGCCGGTGGCAGGGTCTGGGCTAAGCGTAAGCGTATACCGCTTCGTGAAAGCGCGATGGTCATAGTACTCCGTTGTCGGGTCATACACAGACCGCAGCGCACAAGCTTCTGTACCCGAAGCGTTAAAAGTAAACCACGTAGCGTTTTGCGCCCGCGCTGGGTTGTTTATACGCCCGTAATCATACGACGTCTCGTAGAACACCCCCGCGAGGGGTTTCACCCACGTACCAGCGGCCTCACAATATCTGGATGACGCGTCATGATCGAAAATGTAATAATCCGGCCCCCAACCATAGCGACGATCTATAAAATCCCAGGTGTAAGCGCTTAAATCGTCTAGCGGCGCGCACCAAAAAGCCTCAGCGTCACCTGATCCGTACGCCCCAAACAAACCACCGGATATAATAAGCTGCAAATAGGCACGGCCATTAACATCTTCGCGTATAGACGCTCCTTGTATTTTGTTGAACGAAAGGAACGAACACGTCTCCCAAAGGTCCTCAGAAGGAGCTGCGGCGGTAGCAACGATCCCAGGATCGTATGAGGGCATGTAAGGCGTTAAGTCGATCAATACCCCATTTATAAATATGTTAGTTACCTTAGAAAAAGTAAACCGATCTTCAAACGCACCCGCCCACGAAGATTGCACACCTACCACATAAGATTGTATAGTCGAGCCTGTACTAAACGGAGGATCAGCTTCAGGCACTTCGTAGTAATACCGCCGCTCATTCCCCAAATCAAAGTAAGCACTCCCAGACAAGGACGCGAAAGGTTCTAACCCGTTAGAATAATAGCTGTTGGCAGATACTTCGTCGCCATACTCACGATCATGAAACTTGTAGATGGGAAGCGCTGGCGCAACAAGTGAATGACGCCAAGAAAGGTGCCACTTCCCATTATTGCTCCGCCAAATAACCTGGCACCCATCATGGAGAGAATAACCCGCGTCAAAAATAGGCGTACGGTGTAAAGACGACCACGCCGTATTATACAAATGTAATCCACGGGCTAAGCCGTTTAGATAAGGATACTGCCAGCTAGGTGCGTCCAGCGGATCGGGGATCGTAAAAAAATCAGCAAAAACATCAACTTCGCCCACGTCGTTACTCGTAGGCTGTATCCAAACGTACTCCTTACCGTGGAGAATAGCAGCCCGGATAGTACCGCCGTCGGGGAGAGGCATAGAATCATACAGCTGAGCGATATCGCCCAGCTGCATGCGCTGCTTCATCCTGCCAAGCAGCTTACGCGCTAAGGGGATGTACTGAGCCGCCGCCTGTTGGTCACCCAACAGGCGCTTAGCTACCGGCCCAGTGGAGCGCATTACGCGCCGTCGTCAGCCGCCGTCAGCGTGTAGGTGACAAGCAGCTCGTCGTCGGTAGTCAATGATTTGGAGCTACCGAACAACACCCCGGAGAAAGCCGTACCGGAAGTGTCTTGGGTAGAAGAATCACTCAGAAACACACCGTAGACCGTCGCAGCACCGGTCATAGTAAACGACGCCTTGGACGAGCTATTGCTTACGGCCTGTGAAGAAGCTGCGCCCCCGTCGATGACATACGTCGGACGAACACCGCCGGTGTAAGCGGTAATTTCGTTGCCCCCGAAGTTAGTCATAGTGCTGCCAGCGACCGGGGTATAGTTGCTCAGCAGGCCGACGTACCAAGTCGTCGACGCAGTATTACCAGCGATAGCCGCGTCGAGCAGATAGTCCAGCCCTTCGTCAACTACGATGTTGTCATCCGCCCATTCGTCGATGACCTTACCGTCGCGCACGATCTGACATTCATAGCGCCCGTGCAGATGCCCACGTTCCTTGTGGTCCATAATCAAACTCCCTGTAGAAAAGTTCAGGCGTCATGACGACGCACTTCGACAACAACTGAGTCCGTCGCCCGAAGAGCGGCGTCCTTACCCGGAGAGCGCACCGCCGTAACGAGCTGTTGTACGCCGTTCCTTTCGATAAACGCCGAAGAACCTGCTTGGTACGGTTCCATTGCCAAACGGCCTTCGGCGTAGTTAATCAACTGCCCACCATTTAGCCCAATAACAGGGCCGCGCTCAGAGAACCAATGGGCGACGAAGGCCTGCGCCTCGCGTAGCTTGAAATACTTCGATGGTTGTACTGAGCCAGTACCCGGGACTCCTCGATCACCATCGAGTCCCGTGAGCTTCATGTCTGAGGACGTCGGTCCCGACAAGAAGTACGTTCTATCCGCAACGACGTAGAGCCCGTCATCTACAGGCTCAAGCACAGTAATCGGTTCAGGAAAAAAGAACACGTCCTCAGCAGGATCGTAGAGGCCCGGGCGCATAGGTCGGGACACGGCAAGCGTAGAACCAGTAGCCACCCACAGCTGGCCGCGGTAGGATCTAACAATATTGCCCGCTGGAAGCGGTTCGAGATCCAGAGTAGACAGCTCGACGCCATACCCACCCGCAGCGTTCGCTACAACCACAGAGGTATCCCCTGCGGGCACAGTAGCGACTTGATACAGTGCCGTGCCGTTCGCACGCGTCATATAGACATACTGAGGCAGCGAACTACTCGTAACGGACACAGAGACACCCTGTTCACCGTCGCTGCTAAAGGATTGCAGTGGTACCGCAGCCGACTCACCTAGCACTGAGTCGTAGGCCGTAAGGCTAAGGGCGTAGCTCCCCGCAGGAAGGGCACCGGGCACCGTACTGATCGTAGGTGCTGCCGGTGTAGGACACGTCCAATAAGGCGAGGCGTCAGTGCTGTTGAACCACCCTGTCTGGGAGCTGTTACTGTAATACGTACCGCGATGAGTAACGGCGTACGACAGCTCTTCACCAGCGGTCAGATCACTGCGGATGGTGTCCGTGGTGTAATCAGGCCGTAGGCGTAACAGAGAACTGCCGTCAGCAAATACAGTAGTTGCACCCGTGCTGTGCAATGAGTGCACGTCGGTGCCTGTATACCGTTTCACGTACCCCGGGCGGCGACGAACCCAGCCAGAATCAAGCAGCTCGACGTTAACGGCTTCGCGCAGAGATTCCTTGCCTAGAGCGGTTTGAGGCGCTACGTTATCGATCCCCTGCCGCCAAGGGCCAACGGATTTTGTGTCGGGGATCGATCGTGGCATTAGGTGTCCGTCTCCGGAAATACCACTTTGTTCCAGAGCCTCTCGATTTCAGCCGCGTTGACATCGAAACCCATGGTCTCGTTCACATACTTTACCTGTGGGCGTCCTTGACCGGTAAAGTGGTGACGGTGCTCGCTCTGATGTGCCTTCATCTCTTCAAACAACGCGCGGATGCGGGCCTCTTTCTCTTCCGCGCTTTTAGGCAGCCCGGTGACTATAGGATGCTGGTCGGGCAACTCGGGTTGTTCATCGGCATTGACGTAAGAAGCGCCGTACTTCTTGCACTCCTCAATCACCTTCATATCGTCGGGCACAAAGGTGGGGACATCCTTTTCGAAGCGAATACAATGGCCGCGAGTGGTAGTGACGGTCCAATTGCGGGGCATAACTAGCTTAGGCATGGCGTTTGCGACTCCTTTTTATAATGAAGGCGGCAAAAAGGGGGGTCGGGAGACCCCCAAGATGCCGCCTAAGGCAGGTTAGTCGTAGTCAGGCATAACTTCGTTGGCGCGTTCGTCGACAACATACTCAACGATCAGCACGCCAGCACCGGCAGAAGCGTTGCCGTTAGCACCGGTGTAGGTGATGTCGACATAGTCGGTCGTGGTGTACTTGTAGCCGGTGATGTCCAACGCGGTGTATCCCGTTGCGGCGAAGTCGATCTGCAAAGCGGAGTAGCGATTAGGATCGCCACCATCGCCAACATCGGCCAGATCAGTGCCGGTGTCGTTAAAGGCGGTTTCGATAACAACACCGCCACCCACCACACGTGCGTTAGCCGGGAGCTTGACCGCAGCGGTAGCGGACCCGGAGGTCAGCTCGGTGTAGTCAAAGTCTTGTACTGCAACCAGAGGGAACTGACGGCCGTGGTTGCGGTTCTTGTCAAGGATTGCCATAAAATATCTCCTTAGAAGATTCCGCAGCCCCCCGAAGGGGGCTCGTGATTAGATCGCGGTGTTGACCCGCAACAGACCGAAGTCCTCGGTGGTGCCGTGCACAACGGAGGGGAACTGCGGCTTGAGGAAACCGAAGATTTTACCGACCGCAATACCCATACGGTTACGGTAGTCGTCGTATTCCTCATCCCAGTAGGGGGTACCCAGGTCGGCGTAGGCCAGAGCCTGTGCGCCGGCGAAGATAACCGCCTGACCGTCGGTGTTACCCGCGCTGCCCCACTTACTACCAGCGTCAGCACCAGAGGTGTTGTACACATAGCGGTGGGTGTGGATAGCCATGCCGTCGATATAGATGGTATCGAACCCCTTGAACAGCGGGCTGTTGGGGGTGCGGGGCATGGCGTCACGCACAGCGTTGTGGAACTTGTCGTCCAGCTTCAGCTGCTTGACACCCTGCGGGGTCATAAAGACGTGGTACAGCTCGGTGCCCATCTCGCCGCGAACCGGCTTGATGTACTCGTCCTGCGCCTTGGCCTTCATGTGCAGGAGCATCTCGTAGGTAGGCACCGCGATGGTGTCGGCGGTGGTGCTGCCGGCAACCAGGCCGTTGGCGTCCCCGTTCCAGTTGAAATGCCGATTGGAAGTCGGAGCGGCGATATCGCTGTTGAACTCCAAGTACTGCAGCTCAGAACCGACGCGATCGGCGCCGTTGTTCTTCTTGGTGAAGTCAACACCAGACATGGCAAGGAAGGCCATCTGGTCGATACGGTCAGCCATCCAGTAGGCCAGCTTGTCGCGAGCTTCCTTACGGAAGTTGACGATAGTCTTCTGGTCAGCGATGCGACCCTCGTTGGCGTGCGCGTGGCGCAGCTGATCAACGCGGATGACCTGCTCAGACGAGCTGAGAGCCTCCTCGTTACCCTTCAGCGTACGATCCCCAGCTACGCCGTCGCCGACGGTATCGGGAACCAGGGTGATGACGGCCTGCGTACCCTTGCTGGACTTTTTCAGCTCGGTGATACGCTGAACAGTGGAGTCCTGACCAGAGCCCAGAAGGCGGGTCAAGAAAGACTTGTTGCGGGCGTTCTTCTGGAACGACATGGACCACGCTTTCTTTTCGTGGTCGGTAAGACGGGCAAAATTAGTGAGTGCCATTTTGCTTCCTCCATGAAGCCGAGTAAACACAGTGTCCGCTTCGTGCGGACTCAAAATGGCTACTTGTGCGCCGTAGCTTAGGCGAAGTGCCGTTGTTGTGGCGGTGCCGTCCGCCTCTCCTGTATCGCGCGGAGTATTCGAAATAAGGTCGTGAGGGAGGGGTTGTAACCCTCACCTCACGAGAACGGTCACCTCCATGTGACCAGCCACTTCCATGTAGCCCCCGCTTCCATGCGGTGCTTCACGTCCATGTGTAAGTAGTAATAAGTTCTACTTGCAGGCGTATTATAACACCACAAAACAGAACTTTTCGTTATTAAACAAGCATCGCGTCGATATCGCGCTCGCCGAGACGCTCAAAGTCGTCCTGTGACATCTTCATAACATCGAGGCGTTGCGAGGCCCCTCCCTTATCCGAGTCGAGGCCGGCCTCGTTGAGCCTCGGAGGCTGCGCTGCCGCGGCCTTGATGTTCTTGCTCGTGTCGGTCTTGCGCGGACCAGAGGTTTGCGCCGATAAAGGCTGGATACCGTGAGCGGCTGTGACATAGAACACTGCACGGCGCAGAGCCTCATCGCGGGGGAGTGTTTTAGCGAAGTGGTCGAACGTATCCATCACCTCATCGCTCAGGGGTTCGTTGAAGGCCTCGTTACCCTCCTGCAGAGAGGGGAACAGGCTCTCAAGCTGCGGCACCAGCGACTCGATACGGATCTGTTCAACCGCGTGCTGCGTCGCTATATTGGGGTCTTCCTGCTGCGGAGCGTTAGCCTGCATCTCCAACGCGACAATATGCCGCTCCAGCTGTCGCTGCTGCGCACGCAGCTGCTTGGCTAGGGTGTTGTCACCGTCGGCACGCGCCTCGTCGATCTTTGTATCAAGGTCGCTGATCTGCGAGTCCAGATCGCCGATTGCTCTATCGTAATCCGGCGCCTGCGTCTTTGACGACGCCAGCTCCGCGCGAAGGCGCTCTACCTCAGACTCGGCCTGCAGGCGTGCCTCTCGCTCTTCCCGGCGCTTTGCGGCGGCATAGTTATAGCGAGAGCGTGGAATAAACCCCGGCACCGGCTTATCCTGGGGTGCCGCTTCAGGTTCGGGGTCAGCCGGGGTTTGGGGTTCGTCCTCCGCGGTATTCTCGGCGGCAGGCGCCGAGTCAACCGCTTCATCCGAACTCGCTTGTGCGGTCGTATCCTCGGTGTTATCCAAAGTGGAATCGTCGAAGTTATCCAACTCCTCCTGCGTGGGGGTGTCGGTGTTCATTGCTGCTACGGCGGCATCATCCATGGCCATCACTTAGGCTCCTTCTTCTGTTGGGCTTTTGACTTAGCAATAGCCTGATCGGTCTTCGCCTTTTCAGTGGCTACGCTACGCGTGGTTTCGGCCTGCATAGAGGCAAGCTCCATAGTAGACTCTGCTTTCGCAGAGGCAATCTGCATATCGTTGCTGGCCTTCTCCCGAGCCAGCAATAACTGTTGATCCATCTTTTCGCGCTCAAGCTGCGCTTGCAGGCCTGCCTTCTGGCGCTCAAGTTCAAGCTGCTGGCGGACCTTCTCCTGCTCCAGCTGAATTTGCGCCAACATCTTCTCACGCTCCATCGCCAGCTTGACCAGCTCGGCTTCCTGCCCGTCGTTCTCAGGTTGCATCTCTTTCTGAGCACGAGCAGCGTTGAGCTGGGCGTTAGCCTGCTTAACGGCAATATCGGCCTCTTTCTCACCAGCCTCAAGCTCTTTGAGCTGCATCTCCAGCTGCTGCATCTGCTGCTCAGCCTGGCTCGGTTCACCGCCGCCGTTGAGCTCCTTGATACGCTGTGCGATCTCGGTCTTACGGTTAAGGTGGCTGTGCTCGACCAGGACATCATCAGGGATGGCGATACCCAACTGACGAAGCTCCAGCGCCTCTTGGAACTGAGTCTGCTCAAAGGACTCACGGGCCGGGACGGTGTTAATCACCACAGCGTACTCGCCAAGCGTCAGGTCGTTGACGATATCGCCTTCTGGCGTAACCTCATTGACCACCATCGACTCGGAATCATCCGTCAGGTTACGTCCAGTGACGTTGATGATGCGGGTTTCTGTGTAAAAAGACTGCACTAGATCAAGCACGTTGCGCGCAAGCAGCTTGCGGGTATAGGCAAGGTTGTCGAACGGCTTGGACAGAGATACGGACCCACGAGCCTGCTTGGCTTGTATGGCCTTGGCCGCAACATCCGAACGGTCAAACCCACGCATAGAATCGGAGATCATGGAGACCTCCTTCAGCGCTTCGTCGGCCTTGAAGCTCAGCCGGTCGATACCAGAAGGTACCTGGTTAGGTGAAATCTTCTCCAAGTCCTTGGTGGTGCCGTTGACCATCACCACCAGACCGTCCTCGCCGCCGCGCTCCTCCAGCTCCTCCTGTGTCATATTTGCCAGCGCGCCGTTCTTCACTATCCACCCCGAGTTGGCGGTGGTGTTAGTGATATGCAGCTCTTGGCTGACGGATTTATTCAGCAGGTCTTGGGGTGAAATCAGATTTTCAACGAACCCAATCGTCGTCCCGTGGCGAAAGAAGGGGAAGTAGGGAACCGGTGTGAAATGACGGTAAGGCGACCACTCATGGTGCAGCAGCATATCGTCAAGAGAGACCGTCCAACGGATCTTCTCCAGCCGTTTACGGTAAGGCATCAGTCCGTACGTCTGCGACACGTGGGCTATACGGTTATGGTCCCATGTCTCAGGAATTTCACGTAGGTCTCCGGTCTCTGGGTTGACCAAACACTCTACATAACGCAGCTCACGGTACTGACGCTCTACGATTCGATACACCCGTCGCCGCTTTTCGTCTTCGTCTACGCTCCAGGTGCGATCCGCCGATCCGAAATTATCAGGCTCCCAATCCACCGTGTCGTAGGAGTTTGTAAACGCACTTTGCGGACGACCTTTGACTTCGCGCGCCGCAGAACGACCGTATAAACGATCCAGATCGTCGAGCGTCAGCCACTTGGTGAGGAAAACCTCTTTCCATTTGTCAGGATCGTATTCTTCTGCGTCAGGGTCAATAACGACGTTCTTCGAATTCAGCTGCGCGATACGCACTTCACCCATGAACTGATCGTCAAAATCGATCCTCACATCATAGAAACCGCGACCGCGAATGAAACCGTCGGCCGATACTTCAGACTCCAACCAATCCAGGTTGTTGGTCTCTGCGATGTGCATCCATAGCTTGTCCAACGCTGCAGCAGTCTCGGGAATACCGTCACGCGCAGGTCGAAAGCTGACATCCGCACGCGAGGCAAGCTGTTCACCGAAAACGGCAGCGCACGTAGAGAGAATTTTGTTGATGGTTAGAACGGGCTTGCCGAGGCGGTTGAGCCGAGCTGCTGCTTTGGGGTCCCACTGGTTACCCACAAAGTAGTCGTCGCACTTCGTAGCTTTAGCGACAAAATCCAAATGCCCGTTGTCACGGGCATAGGCAAAACGATCTAAGTTCTCAAGCGCCGTCTCTCGTTGTGTACTCATCAGCTTCCGCTACACCCGGCTTTTACCTTGACCTTCATGTTATCGATGAAGACAAGACCGTCGTCATTAACGACATCGAAGAGCACCAAACAACCGTCCGTATAGGTACCGAGAGGAATGCTCTGGTGCCCTAAACGTAGTTTGACAACATCGGTCGTGGTTCCATTATAGGTGTCTTGATCATCCCACCAGATCGTATCGCTATCCACAACATCGCTGTCCACCGTTACGCCTCCGACGGTGAATACAATACGGGTTACGTGGGACAGATCAGATACCAACTCGTCACCTTCAAAGATAACGAGTTGATTGATGTTGTCGCGACCGTCGTAAACAGTCTCTACAACACGCGTCACGGGTCTAACCTCACGTCAAACGAACGGTGGGGCTGGAAATGGTAAACGTGCCGCCGTCGGTAGCCGTCTGGTCACTGGTGAAGTCGATGAACCCGATAATACAATCGCTGGCGTGCGTATCATCATAGATAATCGCACCCGGACTGGGGCCGATGCTACCGCCGCTGGCGGTCCACTGGGCGTTGTCCCAAGTCACATCAGAACGATCGTTGGTATCGTCTTCGGAGATAGCGACGTTCGCGAGCGTAGCACCACCGGTGGTGTAACCGTTACCGTTAGACAGCTCGGAGGCGGATACGTTAGCCCAAACCGCGTGTGCATCCTTGTCGAAAGTGAAACCCGTCGCCATCAGCGCAATTTTGAAAGTGTGGCCGTCAAAATCGATGAGGCCAGCGTGGAGCTCGTGCTTGTAGTGGTTTGACAGTTCAGACGCCATCCCTGGCCTCCTTTAGTGCAGAATTGACTGAACCCCACCCTTGGGGGTAATTGATACGACCAAATAGGCCGGTGTATTACTCAGCGCTGAGGGCTCTATTCCACTAAACACCCCAGGGCCGATGATTCGCACGAGACCAGAGGTAAGCCCTTGGCCCAACAGTACGTCGGCGGAAACCAAGACGTTCTGCGCGATAGTCCCTAGTATATCACTATTACTGCTCAATAAGCCGCTAGACATCACGCTGATGACGTAGTCGGCCAATATATCGCCCTGACCGGTCAACGCGTCACTGACGACTGTAATACCCGAATACCCTGAACCTGATATCGCCGACGTACCTACCAGTGGCGAGCTAACCAAGCTAACATCGAGTATCGCCTCGCCGACGATAGAAGAAGCCTGCGTCAGCGTTGCGTTCTTCAGAACATCGACGATAGAACTGCCGTTAATAGAAGCGAGGCCAGACACAGGATCAGCTGTGACAAAAAGACCTGTAGACTGCGTTCCACTAATACCGGAGACAGCAGTCAACAATGCTGCCTGCAATGTAGAGACGATAACACTACCATCGATTACGGTATCACCGACTACAAGACCTGATTTAACGATACCTGTAATAGGCGTTCCATCAATCAACGTCTCGCCTGACAATGGATCGGCAGTAACGACCAAGCCGGTGACCGCTGTTCCGGTAATACTGGAAACAGCGGAGTTAAGAGCGTTTTGCAATACCGCGATGATAGAAGAGCCGGAAGCGGAGGGCGTCGCGCTTAGCACATCCGCGCTGATGAACACCCCCTCCCCGAGGGATACAGTGCCCAACAACGTGCCAGTCGCAGAGATAACGTCTGCAGTAATACCGACGGCGATCTGTGTAGCGCCTAAGAGCGAAGCCGTCACCGGGTCGGGGACTCCGGAGACTGCGACGGAAGTGTAGTGAGATCCGTCAACTGAAGAAGTGGAGGAGAGAGGGCCTCCGGGTCGGGACACCAGTATGACGCCCTGTCCAGTCAAGGAAGCACTTAGCGCTAAGAGCGCAGCCTTTTGTACGGCGATCTGAGACGCCGCACTTAGGACTTCGGTCGACGATAGTGTATCTGCGGTAATACTGACATTAGTAACGCTAGAGCCCGCATCCTTCGGCCAAAGCCCAGCGACCGCAGTCCCGCCGACGCTCTCAGCACCCGCGCCGCCGAATAGGACGTGGTTGGGGGTGGTGTCAGCGGCTGTTGAGCCGAGGAATGGACCGATAAAGAAGCTCATGCAGGCACCAGAAA